GAGAAGTCCTATCAATTTGTTCTACAACAGAGGTTCTAGTTCCTGTTCTAGTTGTAGTTCCTGTTAAGGTAGTAGTTCTAGTAGTATCTGCCCAAGTATTTACAGTTTGTGTCCCAAAAATAGGACTCCAAGTTCCAGTTGCCCCTTGCCATCCAATCCAATTTCCACCGCTGTTTGTTGTTCTTGTGTTGGTTGTATCCACAAAACTTGATCCAGTCCAAACTGTTTGCCAAGAACCCCATACTGTTGGAGCTAATCCTGTCTGTGGATCTACTCCAAATCTTCTTGAAGCATCTGCCATTACTGATGCAAAATTACCCTCTGCATTAATAGTTCTTGCCTCAAGCCTTTGTGTAGATACCCAAGTGTCTGATGATGGAACAAGTTCAAGAGTTCCTTGCCAGAAAGTAATTACAAAAGGAGTTACATTTTCAGTTCTAGTGGCATATCTTTGCGCTAACCATACAACTTCAGAGTAATCTAGAGTAACTATGTCTTTATTTTTTCTGATATTGATGCCAGTTGGTGCAGTAAATTGAAGATCTGGATTTTGCTCGGAAGAAACAAATTGTGTAATTGTGCTTCCTATTGAAGCAACCGGAGCAGATGTTATATCTAAAGAATTTGTATAATGTGCCGCTCTTAATTCATTTGTCTTAGGATCAACACTGTTTTTAATGTTAACGCCATTCTCTTGAGCGACAAGAGAAGTGAAGTTATCAACAAAAAATCCAGATTTAAATTTATTTAATCCATTATCATCCGAGATAAAGAGATTTTCAGTTTTTGTTTCTAATAAAGAGAGTGAGGTATAGTATTCAAGATTTTGAATTCTAGTTTCAAGTTGTCTGATATCAGACATTTGATATCTCTTATATTCTAAGAAATTAAAGTCGATATCGGTTATGTTATAAAGATATGCTGGAATATTTGCGGTTGCAATTTCAATCGCATCATCTACTAAAATAGGTCTTTCTGGATTTTCTGCTGGAGCTCCGTACTTGACTTGAAAGACTCCATCTTTTGTTAAGAAAATCCTATCAATTCTTGGTAAATAGAAAGAATAATCTAATATAATGTCTTCATCTGATGCTAAAATATTAGCGGCAGAATTTCCATTTTGAGTAAATGTTCTTCCATAGAACTCAAGCGGAGATCTTGCCCCCTCAGATACTGTATAGTTTGAAACTCTAGGTCTAATGTCTATGATATCACTGGTTCTAACTCCATCAAAAAATTGTATATCTTTTTTATAATCAAAGTTAGAATATGAATTTACTGTAGTGATATCTCCATCATCAGAGGGATCATAATATGTGCTTGAGAAATAAATTTTTAATTTTCTAGTAGGAGCTTGAGCATCTGATTTTCTCTTAAGATATCCATAGTCATAGAAAAACTTGTTCTGTCCGATTCCATAAACAAATTTTCCAGAAATAGATGTGCTTGGATTTTCAATTGTTCTAATAACACACTGAACTCCACTTTCTTGGCAAATAATAGTTTCTCCTTCTCTAAACGAAAGTTCATTCTTCATCAAGAAAGAAATTTTAGAATCATCAATGACTTCCGCTACTATAGCAGCTGCATTGCTTGATTCTCCAACAAAAATTTCTCCAATGATCAAATCAGTTGTTCTGCCACTAGGTCCATTAATTGATGAGAACACTGCTGTTGGAGCTGATGCGTTATTTTCGTCAAAAGATTCAAAAACATCATGAAACTCTACGATGTCTGGATTGTTTAGTGATATTACTTCATCCTGAACCCTTGTTCCATATGGATAATTTCCATATGTTAATCCATCATTTGTAGTTGTAGATCCTATTCCAGAATATGAATATTTTGATTTATCAACAATTATACTTGAAACTCTATTCTTTCTTTTTACTTTTGCCTTTACATTGATTTTTGTTAAAGTAGCAACCAAAGTCGCTCCTGTATTGTCTGATCCTAATCCATATATTTGAAGTTCAGTGCCACCATTAGTAATTTCAAATTTATCCGAAGTTAAAGCCTCATAACTTCCATCAGATCTTACTAAAGTATATCTTTCCTCATCGAATGGTAAGAAAGTTTCATTTGTTGCAGCAGTAAGTATTGTAGATAAACGATTTCCTGAGATATTTACTTTATAAGTTTTTCTTATAGTTAAAGTTGATCCATTTAGATCTACTGATGCAATATTTCTCTTTGGTAGTCTTGTATAAAAACTGTTATCTGAAGAGGAATCTAAATTAGTTGAAATTACTTGAAGATCGGATACTGTTGTAGTTGTTGATGGTAATGTGGATGAATTAATTCCTGATACAGATTGTATTGAAGCGATTTCAAAAGATGTACCTCCAACACTAATTACTTTTGCATAAACTTTGTTTGGATAATTTACATCTGTATATGAAATTAAATTATTATTTTTAATTAAGTTTCCTGGGAATTGTGGATTGGAATCTATAACAGTGCTAGTGTTCAAAACATAACTGATACTTACTGCAGCTCCGATTGGCATTGCAGAAACATTTGTAAATGTAACTGCCAATCCAGGTACAATTGAAGAGGTATTTAAGAAGGTTACAGCAGCACCAACTGAAGCGGTATATGGAGTTGTTGTTCCAGATCCAATTGTTACAAAAGTATTTCCAATTGATGTAACTGGAACATAAGTGTGGGCAATTCCAGCACCAGATCCTACGCTCATGGAACTTCCAATAGAAATTCCAGCAGTAGATCCTATGAAAATAGTAGTATCTCCCGCGTTGAGTGCGATTGATAACGTTGTTCTTAGAACCGCACTAGAAGTAAATGCAGCACCCACAGTTACTGATGTGGATCCAATCCCAATAATAGGTCTATCTCTAAACTCTCCCTGAGAACCAACCGTAATAGAACTTCCTATCGCTACTCCAACATCCGTTAATGAGGCACCGACTCTACCAGAATCAACAAAAATAGTGGTGCTTCCATGATTATTTTGGAACCCAATAATTGTGTTTAAAATTGTTCCTCTCGATGTGAATGCTGCTCCAATATTAATTGCTGGGACTAAAGTTCCAGAAGATCCAAGAGTAAGTCCGATTCCAGTAATTGGAACATTGGTAAATGTTTGCCCAGATCCAATAGTTACAGAATTTCCTATTGAAATTAGTCCAGTGTCAGTTAAGAATATTGTCTGGAATCCTACGGGAACTGTATCCCTAATCGTTGTGTTAATATGAACAACATTTCTAAAATATTTTGAAGGTGCTACAGTTGCAAGCCCTACATTGTATTTGGTATATTGAACAACATCTGCAGTAAATGTTGATCCAATTCCAACAATACCATATACAGATTTTACGTCAGAAATATTATAAGCAGTGACTGCAACGGCAACTCTAGTGTTTTGTATTCCATCAAAAATGAACGATTCGTTGGGAATAAAATCTCCAGAAACATCATACAGACTTAAAGTTTTGCCGTTTGTTACAGAATCTTTTAAAAATCCTTTTGCTCCACTGTTTTCTCCTTGAACAAATGTTGGTGCTCTTAAAGTGATAGTTTCATTTAACGTTATTTCAGTCGTTGTTTGAATATCATATAAAGATATATCCCATTGATTCAAATTAGTATTGTTTAAATCATATGCGCCAGATTCTAAATTAAAATCATATACTCTTGCTACTCCTATTTCTTTTCCTGGAGCAATCGTTGACGCAATTCCTGGAATTCTAATATCTCCTACTCTAGAATCCCTAAGACTTAAAACATAAGTATTTCCAACTCCAATTTGTGGAGATCCATAAACTCTATTGAGTTTTAAAGTAGATCCAGTACTATAAACTACGCTTTGATTTGTTAACGTTTGAGTGGTTCTTGTTTTTGGAAACTCCAAAAAAGTATCAGTATTGTTTTCTACTTCCCATCCACGGATTATTGCTTTTCCCGGAGAAACTTTATAGATTCCTAGATCTTCATCTGGAACGTTTCCACTTTGAGTTAATTCTGACGGTGCAAAAATTCCTTGATTGCCTCTATAATCATTTAAAGATTCTTTTGCATCAATTGTATATGGGGTGATATAATAATCTCCCATCTCATTCCAAGTTCTTCTTGCTAATTCATCAATAAAGCGAGTAGAATCATTTACTTTCTTTGAAGTTAATCTACCATTTCTTACAACACAAAGTTCAATAAAATTAGCATCATTTAAATCATCTATTGATTTCTTGTGTAAAGCAACAGATATTGAAAGTCTATCTGCGCCTGGGGCAGCATAATTAGTAAACCCTTGTGCATTATCATTTAAAGTTTCATCAATGTCAGAATTTACAATTGTTTCTGTAATGTAAAGTCCTATTCTATAAGTCGGAGTATTTGTATATTGATCTAATATCAGTGTTTCATCATTTACTGGTATAAACTGTCCTCGAATAAAATAAACACCATTTGAAATAGAGAAAGCTGATCCAACTGCTGTAGATTCGAATGGAATAGTCGTTGCAAATGGACTTCCAGCTGGAATTGTAGTATTTCCTAGTAATCCTGATGAAATTTCTGTTTCTGCAACTAGAGTTTCTCCATCTAAAAATGTTTTGTTGGAATTATTTTGAGTTGAAGATGAAAGATACTGAACATATAAAGTTGAATTACCTTTTTCAGAATCGGTTGATAGTAAAGAATTTATTACAATCGCAGAAACCCCGGATGTTTGTCCTATAATTTTTATGTTCTGAAGTTGTTGGACATAAGAATCTACAGGAATTCCTAAGTATGAATTACTTAATTGAATACAATCATATGTTCCAAGATAACCAAAGTTTCCTGGGATAACTTTCGCACCTTCTTTGTATATTGATAATCCAAACTTCTCTATCTGATTTTGAAGAATAGACTGTAAAGTTGTTAATTCTCTAGCCTGTACAGGATACCCTGGTTTAAATAATACCTTATAGTAATCACTGTTAGGATCAAAATCATCAAAATATGGTGATACGTTAAGGTTTGTTTGTTGAGGCATGACTGTTTAGAATTGCAAAATAACTTTGATATCTTCTTTTTGGTTTGCAGATCTTGTGATCGCAGGTCTATTATCTACGTAGATAATATTTCCAGAATATTTTTTAACTTCTGGATCTGATATACCGGCAGTAAAAGATTGCCCCAGATAGTATGTTCTATTATTTATTACTGTTGATATACCACTGAAATTAGTGTCAATTGTTAATGGAGATGTTCCTCCATTAATGAACAATGATCCTCCTGATGAAGGGGATGCTGTAAATTCAGATAAATCATAACCATAAGTAGTGGAAGATTGTCCCACTCCAAGCGTACTAAATCCAGCAAGAGTTTTATCTTGCCAATACTTTAAAACGCCAGTTATTTGATTATAACTTACAACTTTTCCTGCAGCAGTTACTCCAGTTCCGATTGTTTGTGTAATTATTGAATCTCCAGTAAATGATGCACTGCTATATCCAGCCCCCACCAATTTTATAGCATAGACGGCACTTGCTTTATCATAAGATAATAAAGATCCTCCAGAAACTAACGGATTCTCCACTATTCCAATTCTAGCAACTTGATTTCCAGTAATAAAATCTGGATTTTCTACATCATTTTCAATTCTTGAATATAAAAGAACATTGTTTGCTCCAAGTTCTCTATAAACGTCCTTTCCATGTCCACCTTTTGGTGGAATAATTACATTAAATGTGGGAGTCGTTGTGCCTGTAGGAACGTTTCCTGATATCAAATCTATAGTTCCATATGTGTATCCAGATCCTTGATTAGATACTGTAACAGACTCTACCTGCTGATCATTATTGACTACTATTGTACATTCTGCTCCAGATCCATTTCCTTTAATAGGAACTCTTGTATAAGTTCGATTAGCAGTCCCTACACCAACTCCTCTATTTGTAATTGTTACTATCTTAATTCCACCATCTACAGCGTTATCTCTTACAGGAGCTACATCTGCATTTAGTTCCCAATTTGTTGGAACTGGCATATATTCTGTGGAATCAAATTTGATTAAATCTCCTGGTTTAATCGTGTAAAGATATTTCCATACATATCCATCTCCACTACTGCCTGCTGCTTTTGGTTCTAAGTCGGTAAAAGTTGGCTCATCTAATGATGGTTTTCCATTTGGAGTTTCTGGAGATGTTCCATTTTGAAGGCAAATGTAAACTCTATAATCGCTGTTTAAAATAAAATATGAAGCAGAGTATAAATTGGTAGCTCCAGACACCTTAGCAGTATTGGATCTGCTATAATCATGTCTGTACATATCATAACTTGTGCCAGAGCTCCAAGTTCTTTTTGGAACAACTTGCCTCACATCATTGCCATTGATCTTTTTAAGAGCAATCATAGAATCCCAATAATCAGTTTCCTCAAAAAAACTGTCTCTTGGTGCTGGTGGATTTGTGTCCCAATCTGCCTGAGTATCATACGGATTTGGCAACCCTATAAATGCATAGTATGAATTATCTGATGTCGAAACTCCAGATACAAAATTTTTAGCATTTAATATTCTAATTTGATCTGTTATAATTGCTGCCATCTTAGGGATTTTTTATCTATTTATTGAGTTACTCCGACACCAGCATTTCTGGAGAGTAGAGTTGATTTCCAACGACTACCTCTGAGTGGAATGCAAGTACTATTGTTGTTCATAATATTAAGTGTCAGGTTATTAGTATTTACAGATCCATTTTCCAAAAATACTGATATTTTTGCATAATGTGTTGCGTTGTTAAGAGTTAATGACAATCCAGTACTTGTCAATGCGGATCCAACAGCAGTTACCATTTGTGGAGATGCTGGAGTATTGGTGGAAACTCCTGTAACCGGCGTTGTAGTGACAATTGCATTAATTGATGCAGGAGCAGTTGGTGTAGAAAGAGTAAATGTGGTTACTCCAGTAGTTCCTTTTGTAAAATAAAGATCAAAATCTATCTCATAGTCACCATTTCCAACAAGAGGAATTAATCCCGGATCAAAAAAGTTTGTTGCTACTCCTGGTTGCCCAGTTGCGGCAAGAATTTGTCTATTAGATTCTAAGCGGAATAAATTTGTAACTGGAATAAATCCTCTTCCTCCAGTTGTAACACCTGTAGCATAGTATGATTGTCCATCATATTCTACTGCTCCTAAAGTTCCATTACCAGTTAGTAATGTTCCTGTGCTAAATTGAAAAGCTGGAATTGTGTTGGTGCCAGATCCTGCAACATATCCATTTGCGGTTACAATACCAGTGACTTCAATATGTCCATCTTTAATAGTTGTTCCAGATCCAACAGAAGAAACTCCAGTAATATTCGAGTGAGTTCCTCTAATAACAGATAAAGTGGAGATTCCTGTATAATTTAAATTTGTTCCTTGAAGTGAGGAAAGTGTTGAAATACCTGAAACATTTAATATTGTACTTTCAAAAGATCCGCAGGTAACAAAACCAAGAGTGCTAATTCCCGGAACATTTAATCCTGTGGTAATTCCAGATAAAGAGAGGTTAGTTATTCTTGCGTTGGAAAGAGTTGTAAGTCCAGCAACATTTAAATCAGTAAATGTATTTGGTGCATTTGAAATTGCAGATTCAATGGTTGCAGTTGTTGTAGCATCAAGAGAAGAGATATTTTTTAACTGTCCAGCAGAACTTACTATTTCTGTTGATCCAAGTCTATAAGAAGTTGCACTCAAATCTCCCAATACTTGAAATTTTGATGTTGGATTTGTGGATCCAACGCCAACATTAAAAGTAGTTGCAGAAATACCAATAACAGTTCTCCCAAATCCAACAGACAAACTGGTATTGGGTCCTAAAGCACTATAAATCTCAGTAAAATTTGCATTAATTTTATCAGCACCATTTCTTAAACTGTCACCTGTCCCATCATTAGGATTAGATCCAGTATTAATTACTAATTTTGACATTATTTTTCAAAAATTTTGGGCATTTCTAATATTTATGTCTTATAGTTTCTATATTTGAGTGGGATAGTTCTTGTAACAAGAGCAGAGGTTTTGATTCCCGAAATACCATTTTGATTATAGAAAATAAATGGTTCTGTCACTGTAAAAGATGAGATTGGAATCTTACCCCAACTAAAGTTTCCTATTTGATTAGTAATTTCAGCATCAAAAGTTATAGTCGTTGAGTCAAATGTAATCGATGTCGAATCAAAAGTTCTAGATCTAAAGTCATAATTGTTTACTGTATTGACACGAACACCAACTTCTCTAATCCATATATTTCCAAATCCGGGTATATTTTTTAAAGTGATTGTTGATGAAACAACTTGATACACATTATCAATAAATGTTGTTCCAATACCAACCACAGAACCATCAGATCTTAAAGAATTAAGGGATGTTTGGAACCCTAAGTTTGAATCTGATAGTACAAAATAATCTCCAGTAGAAATTCCACTAATCGTAATTGCGCTGCCAACAATGGCATTACTTCTTAATATAGAGTCTTGTGGAATATAAAAATCAAATTTCAATCCAGTCGAAGCTATTCCAACAATTGAAGTGCTAGCAATACCAACAATCATACCAAAGTCACCTTGATATGAGATGCTGGATAATTTTTTAATGTTAATTTTTGGTGAAGCTATTGATACTACGGGTGGATTTGTAAATGTATATCCAGTTCCAGGATTTGTAATAGTAATAGACGTTACAACTCCCGATGTTATAGATGCAGTCGCAGTAGCAGTTGTTCCAAGTCCAACTAAAGATGCTAAAGATGTGACATAAGTTGTAGCGGGATTAGAAACTCCAAATCCCAATGGATTGCCAATGCTTATTGTAGGGGCACTAACGTATCCTGATCCTCCATTTGAAAGAACAATTGCACTAATTGTACCTGCAATAGAAACAATCGCTGTTGCTGCGGCTGATACTTTATCCTCCTGAGAGGATAGGGTAACATTGTTTTGGAAATTGAGAGAAATCTTATTCTCATTAAATGGATCGAAGAAAGATTTGATACTTTCGACATAAACTGAAGTGGATCCAGTGCTTACAGTCTGAATAACATTAGTTGCTGGGTAGACAAATGGTTCGTAAAGATCTCTATCTTTTGCAATTTCTTTTTCATTGATAATTTTATCTTCAGTTTGTTTGCACCATGTTACGGGTCTGGATAAGGTTTCATCCGTCGTATTTCCTGGTCCAAAATAAACTGTAGTGTCAACCGTATTCAAGGATGTAATATCAACTATAGATCTATAATCTTCTTGTAAGAAGCTTGATTGTCCCAAATAAGAATCATACCCTATAGTTAATTCATCTCCAGGTTTTACTGTTTCGATAATGTCTCTGTCTACAACATCAATAGATCCCGTTCCTTTGTAGAACAAGAGTTTCATCGTATATTCTGATTTTGGTGGTTCAGTGAAGGTTATTATACTTCCACCTTCAAACTCATACGCTTCTCCTGGTATTTGAAGAACATTATTGATGAAGAGAAGTAAAGTTGATTTAATATCAATTGTAGATCCTTTTGAAGATCTGATTGATAAAATCTCTCCATTCAACTTAATTTGGAATTTTCTCCTTGTTCCATCAAATTCAGAACTGAAATCATCTAGGACTGCTAACTCTCCAATTGTCCATCCAACAAATTTATCTCTATAAACAGAATCAATTGTTATGTTGAATTTTTTAAAGTTTGGACTTGATATTGTAGGTATTCCAGTTGTCCCACCTGTGGCAACTGTCAATGTTTGTCCTTCATTATATGCGTATCCAAAATTATTAATTTGGAAATCAATTACACTTGATCCTTGTCCAACAACTATGTCTACAGTTGCAGATGATCCATTTCCAGATGAAGGTGATGAATAGATGAGTGGAATATTCGAATACGATAATGGAGAATCAAAGATTACACGAGGCGGATTTGAAGTAGTATATCCAATTCCAGGATTAGTAATTGCAACTCCAATAACACGTCCATTGACAACCGATGCAATTCCAACATAGAAAACGTCTGGAGTTTCTAAAGAAGATGTTACTACACCAACTCTTACTGTTTGTATGCCAGATCTATACCCAGATCCGGTATTTCCAATACTAATAGATTGGATTGTTCCTGCGATGGAAACTATTGCTGTTCCTCCAGCAGACACAAGTGGTTGATATCCAGATCCAAATGTAGATCCAACTGATATTAAAATTCCACCTCTTGGTAGAGATCCTACATTTGGATCATATGAAACTGATGATGCTGTTCCAGTAAAACGAATTGAACTAATACCAGAACTTTCTGACAAAGTATAATCATATACAAGACCTGGACCTTGAAAAATATCATTTACTAAGACAATTGCATTTTCTGTAGAAAATCCAGTAATATTTGATTTGTTTGACGTTAAAGTGAATAATTTTTTCGTTGTATCAAATTCAGAAGAGACATCATCAAAAATATAATTATTATAATAAGCTTCAATAGATGAATTTGGATATGCAGATCTTAAGAATGCCCTACCATGGAATTTGGATCTGGTTGTGATACCAACATAATCTCTTTGATCTGGTGGGTTTGTAATCGATCCAATTGGAATATTTCCGTATGGAGCTTCTACAAAGTTAATAGTGTTGTCAACGATATTGTAATTACCGCTTACTTTTGTAATAAGTGATCCAGTTGAATGCCCAACAACAACCGTTCCCATCCAAGGTCTTTGAACGAGAACAGCATTAGTGCTTCCAATTCCAACCCCCCTGATTTTCATAATTTCATCATTAATTTTTATCAAATCTCCACCAACAAAAGATGTTATGCCAGTAAAATATAAAATATCGTCGGAGATGAAAATATTTTTTTGAAGACTTGATGTTATCGCAGTTGATACAATTGGGGATTGTATTATGTTATCTAAACAAATTAATACTTTTGAATTTTGTTTTTTAGACGTAAGATAATGAGTACCTACACCAGATACTAGATCAAAAGTTATTGGTGGAACTGATAAAGAATCTGCTGCTGTTGGTGACAATTTAAGTTCTGTCTCACTCAACTTAACGACAAAAACTGAAGGTGGTAACTTATCTGTTGTTCCTATTCCTGCTATACTCGTCGTACCAATTCCTATCGCTAAACTAGTTCCTGCTCCAGGATTAGTGTAAACAATTTCTTCTCCTGTAACATAGAAGTGATTGGGTAGTATGATTGTATCGGTATTATAATTTATGTCAGTCAGTGTGTAGAAATCTTTTTCAAATATTGGTATTGACTTATAAGTCAACTCAAAGTCTCTCTTTAAATCAGTTGCCGAGGATCTATACAATCCATATTCGGTTTCAATTGAAGCATTAGACAGATTAATAGATGACTCTAGTAGACTTGTTTCTTCAAATTTCAACAAACTAGCAAATACTCTTATTTCAACGTCGGTGTTTTCTATAGGAGTAAAAGTTAATTGGGTATTTGTGCCTGATAAAGATATACCAACAGTACCAAGCCCAACATTTGTTTGTAAATCAGCATACTCGACAAAATATGTTTCACTATCGCTAACTACACTGACAATTTCTGAAAGATATGCATCTCCATTATTTTTGTTAGTAGCTTGTAATACAAAATAAGCTCCACCATAAGTGTTTGCATAAGATCCTACAACATTTTGTGTTGGGGTTGGAGAAGAAGAAATTGATAGATAATCCGATCTTATTCTTGCATATTGCAAATCATATGTGCCAATTCCACTTGTATTAGTATTTCCGATTGCAATATTTAAACTATTAATAGTGACGCCTATTCCTGTGAAGGGAATAAAGTCAATATTTAAATTACCACCAGAAACATATGGGAAAAACGTTCCGAGGCTTCCACTAGTGTAGAAAGACAAGTTATCATTAATAAGAGATCCATATTCTAAAAACTCAACTTGAGATCCATTTCTTACAAGATTATATTCACTAAAGAAGTGTTGTCCGTCATTGCCAATAATAGTAACAATTCCTTTAACAGATGTAAATGAAGATCCAAGGCTAACAACTCTACAAGTAGATCCTATAGAAGCAGCAGTAGATTGTGTAACTACTTTAACAATGCCTCCAAAATCAGTTGAACCTATTCCAGAAAGTCCATCAGTTAGACTGAAAAACAGACAAGTAACGTCATAATCATTGACTTCATAATTTGTTGGATAAAAATTAATAATTCCATCGTCACCATCAAGAATAAAATCGAATGATCCCATGTCATATGCAGTCTCAACTCTTGCGTATTGATTTAAATAATTAAAATATTCATCTTTAAGTAAGTCTAGTATTAAAACTTGTCTCTCATTAATATATCGTTTATCTCTAACTAAAGTAATAACTTTTTTCGAAGTCACGCCTTCAATTGGAAATCTTGAAACTTCTCCAAATCTTTTAATTCTAGGATTACTATTGAATTGATCGCTTATATCATCGATTAAAAGAACTCTATTTCCAACAGATTCTGCATAGTCAGTTAAAACTTTGTTGTTAAAAATAATTTCATCTGAAACTATTTTGCCATCGATATTTAAAACATTTTCTCTAACCATATCATAGTCAAAGAAGCAGTTGACATCGATAACAGAATCAATATTAACAATTACTTCTACGTCTGGAGCATTTGATGGAATTTCAACAATCATTGAGTTTTCATTATAAAAAGGAAGTGCAGATTCAACTTGAAGATCTGCAAATTTCTTAAATCCAGCAGTATGATTTAAAGTACTTACGACATCTTCCCAAGTATCAAAAGTTACTCTTGATTTTAAAGAATATGAGAAGTTTTGATAGTACTCGTTGTCCGGTATCCTTTGAAGGATGTCATTTAAAAATCCTGTTTCTGTTTCCCAACCATTTCTAACTTCAGAATAATAATTTAAGTTATATGCGGAACCAAAATCTTTAACGGAGTTAACCAACGCTATTGAATTAGATGTCAGTCCTTTAACATATGTTCCGGGATAAACATTGTCTGTGGTGCTTATTTTTAAAATTCCTGTTTTATTGTCCCAATTTTGAACAACACCCGTCATTGACGTTGAAGAAACTGAAACAATTGGTTCGCCATTAAAAAAGTCAGTTGATTTAACTTTAACTGAGAATTGGGGCAGATTTTTTTCTGGAATTATTTTTCCAGATGAATTCAATGGATCAAAAGATCCTGGTGTTTCTCCTTCCTTTATAAATCCGTCTAAACTAAAGGTTACAATTCCTATACCACCTCTATTCTCTGCTACAGATATAATATTAAAGAATTCATACCCATAATTTTCAGAATTATAACCTTTACCAGTAGATCCTACACCTACACTTACATTTTCAATTAAAATTTTATCATTAACTGAAAATGGGAAAGATTCCGCAGTGCTGAACCCTACTGAAAGAGTTACTGCCGCTGTTTTGTTTGCAGAATTGTATCTAATAGTAGAGATACCAACACCATTAGAATTTCTGGTTGAAACTATTTTTGGCGTTACATTGTTTATACCATTTGTATTTTTTAAAATAGTGACTTTTCCATCACCAAGTCTATATCTCAAATCTACATCTGGAACCACTTTTTTTGTTTTTCCATCTAAAAGAAGCAATTGAGGTGCTACTGTATATCCTCTACCAAAAGATGTTACTCCGATTGAATCTATAGTGGCAAAAGTTTCAATCTCACAAATTTGAGGAAGACTTGCTGTTGGACTTAAAGTGGGATCTGAAGGGAAGTCAAATCCTATATTTTCTATATAATTTGTTTTAATTTTTCCTATCGATTTACTACTTGCCTTTAAGAAAGCTCCTGTTCCATCTTCAGTTATAAGAGATGTGGATATTCCAGGTAAAGAATAGTAATTATTTCCTTTATTTTTTATTGATAATTCACTAATAGATCCTTTCGCATTTATAGAATTTGTATTGTACTTTATAATAGATGTTGATGAAATATAAGAAGAAGATTCTGGAAAAACGGATAGATTATATGTAAATGAGGAATTTGAAGTAGGAGTTATTTTGTAGGTGCCATTATAAAGGCTAGGGATAATATCAATTTCATTATTTAAAAATACAAAATCATCTACAATATTTTCTCTCTTCTCTACCGTTGCCAGAGATTCATTAATTAAATCTATCTTATAATAAAGTTTTTCCGGAATATTTTTATTTACTGTTAAAGTTACCCTTGCGTCAGTTCCAATCCCAACTTCTCCATATTTTTTAACTTCAAATTGATTTTCTTTTTGTGTGGAGTCAAATTTTTTGGTAAAATTGGAATCAATATAGAAATTAAAATCAAAAATTGGAAATCTTTGAGACTGATTAGATACGGAAAGAGAACTATCTGACAAATCAAAAGTAACAGTAGAGTCTCGATATAATTCCAATCTTGGATTTATTGGAGATAAAGTTCCATTAAATCCACCTATAATTTTTACGGGTGTTGGAAGTAAACTTATAGATTCTTCATATGTTCTTGCTAATTTAAAGGTGTTTCTATCTACAAAAATTACATAATAAATTTCATTATTCACTAATCCATAACTTGTTCCTACACAAGTGTGAATCAATTTTTGTCCGTTATAGAATTCATGATTAGATACTGTAATTTCTGAAGTTTGAGTATTAATTCCAACAGAAACAAAATCTTTGGGATTTATAACCAATCTTCTATTATAATCATTGTATTTTACAACAAAAGATGTAGTTATAGATGGATTTACATCTATAATAACCTCATCATTATTTTTTAACCCATGAGTTTGAGCTGTGGAGACAGTTACTAAATTTCTCTGAATAGATCCAGATACTACATTTGGATATACTGTTTTAAAACTATGATATACTCCTGTTCCAATTCCAGTTAGATATAGTAGAGAATCATTTTTGGTTGTGGAGGCTATTCCCACAAATGATCCACTTGTTCCCAAACCAAGTCTTACTGTAGAAATTCCAATTAAATAATCATTAATTTTGGAAACATACAAAGGAGATTGATCTTGCAGAGATTTAAATACCAACCCATTCGTAGAAATTCCTATGGGACTTCCCGTATTGGTATTGTAAACAACAGCGTCACCTGTATTTAAATCATGTCCTGGGAAATAAATTGTTTGTATGGGAATATAAATTTGAGCACTTCCTGCTCCTGGATTTGATATGGAAACAGTGGTTCCAACACCAACTAATCCTAAACCAAGAGATTCTGATGGATTAAAATATAGTTCTCGATTTATTTTGTAATTAAATGTCGTATTATATCCAACATTAATTGAAAGTTTTCTTGGTTGAAGAATGGCTGTAGTTGTATTTGTGTGAGCAGATGAAGCATTATTATATGCTCTAAGAACTCTGATCCTAGATGTCTTCTTATCGATGTTTAGAACTTTTATCTGCTCCGTTCCAATTCCAATAATGTCATTTTCACGAAGATTTGGAAAATCTAAATTACCAGAAACATTAAAATAAGTCACAATACCAGTAACTGCAGTTGTTTCAACCCCAGCATTTAGAACATACACTTCTCCAGTTGATACACCAACCGAGTATGTTCCCTGAAGGAGAGATGAGGTTGTACTTAACCCAGAGACTGTTATAACATCACTATTATAAAAATTATGTGGATATGGAGAAAAGACTAAGAAGTTGCCATTTCCACCAAAAGGATAAAATTCTACGTTTGATACTACACTGGATGCAACACTAATTAAATTTACGTCTTTTCCTAAAATTTTAGAAACTCTTACGTCAGCACCATATCCACCAGTGTCAGATTCTAAAAATACTAACCTATCTCCAACTTTGTAATTATTTCCTCCAGTAATAATTCCAACGCTTTCAACAAATCCTGGAGATGCATACTTGACAAAAGATTTTTGATTCAAACTAGTGGGGATGTTTATATAATCATATTCACTAGTTTTACTTGTCAGATTATAAAACCAAGTATTTCTTATCCATTTCGTATTTGTTAAATCAGTATCATTTTGGTTAGAGAATTTTTTAAAGTTAAAAGAGTTTGGTTTTGCCTTGAAATTTTTACCAATCAAATATGGGAAAATTGGTTTTTTATATCCATTAAAAACACCAATAGAATCTGGACTTACATCCAAAGTTGCAAAATATGCATATGTGCCATTTGGAAATTCTGGTGTTACGCAATATCTGCCATTGTTTTCATCTAAAGTAGATTCATCACTAACAGTTTCATAAACAAAATCTTCGATAAAAAATTCTTCGGGGAAAATATTAGTCGAAGGTCTTCCAGACAATAGTTTAATTTTATACCCAGATTTCATTTGAGTAACTGATCCACCAGTTCTCAACGTATATCCATACGGACCATATATTGGATTTCCATCGTATGCCCATCCAATAATGGGGGAGTGATCTTTTGAATTAATTTCAGTATTTCCAAATTTTTTAAGATCTGGATTGCTATATAAAATTCTTCCAGATTGATCTGAAGAATATGTAGTTTCTCTTAATTTTCTTGGTGCATACAAATGCACATATTGTAATCCATAATTTTCATTTAACCCTTCGACAGTTACACCATCATCTCCAGAAAGTTTTGCTTGGTACTTCTTAAATAAATTGACAGTCCAAGATTTAATTTCAGATTTAAATTCTGCTCCAAGTCCAGGGACTATAACATTAATAAAAGTAGTATCCTTTCCATATCCAATTCCACCGTCAATAACTTTAATAGACTTAATTTGTCCATTTTCTACAATTGGAGTCAGTACTGCACCTCTTCCAGTTCCAATAATTTGCAGATTTGGAGGAGAATTATACCCATATCCAGCAAGATTTACTAGAACTTCAGTAATTTTTCCTTCAGAAGAAACTACCGCTGATAGTTCTGCTTGTGATCCTGACAATAAATTAATTTCTGGATCTCTGTAGAAATTTAAAACTTCTTCTGATCCATATCCAGATCCATTGTTAGTCAGATATATCGAGGTAATCTCACCTCTAAAAATTGGTTGAATCTTAGCTTTGAAATTTTCTTGAGGGAGAGATGAAATTCCAACAGATCCAATGACTTCTACTGAAATTTCTGGATAATTAAAAATATGAGTTCCAACTCCAACTGAATTGAAATTTATAAATTGTTTTGTTTTGTAGTAATAATCTTGATTTCCTGTGCTTAATCCAACGAATGACAGTCTAAAGGAATCTTCATTTACTTTTGTGACATAGTATTGTGTATTTGGTGCTAATCCCGAAGCTGAAGTTCCATCAACATTGTACGTAATAATTTCTCCAGAATTGTATCCGTGTTCAAGAATATTGATAGTACCCGAAGCAGTATTAATTCCAGAAGACGAAATTGTTCTCCTCTTATTTTCATATCCAAATCCAGAATCAGTAACAATAATAGAATCAATAACTAACTTATTATTAACAGATTTGAGAGAGTGATTTCCAACTCCATAACTTAAAAGTGAAATTGTATTGATTCCTAATATAGCATCATTTTCAGTTAGATGAAGTTTAACCGTATATGCATCTACAACATTAACATTATATGTTGCATTTGTAGTCAAACCTGATATTTGAGATTGTCCATCAGTTTGATAAATGACTTTTTCACTGTTTCTAAACTTATGATAAGTTGTAAATCCAATTGTAGAAATATTAGTTCCTACGCCAACTAAATTTGCATAAATGCCAGAATTAAAGGTTGCAGTATGTTCTGTAGATTTTACTTTTACTTCAGCTTTTGCACCTTCACCATTACCACCGGTAATTCTAACTATTGGTGTACTAGTGTAATCAAAACCACGATCTATTAGTCTTATTTCTTTTAGATTTCCAGAAACTGAGCAATAACCAGTAGCCCCAACCCCAACAATGTCTGAAATTGACAATACTGGCGGATTTATAATGTCATAATTTTGTCCTCCAGCAACAACATTAACTTTTTGAATAGAACCATAATAAAGAGTATCAGATGCTTTATAATGTAGAATTTCTACACCATTAATTAAAATTCCAACTTTACCCGGATCAGTTTCATATAAGTTTCCATCATTAATCGGAGAAGATATCTCTCTTAAAAGATTCTGTGTAGTTAATCTTTTTCCAGTTGATTTATATGGTTCTAGTTTATTATTTGTTACACTAACCGAACTTTGTGTCGAAAGAAAATCTCCATTAAAAAGATTGGATCTACTTCTAGCAAGTTTTACATTATTTTCATCTATTCTCTTTACAAAATACAAACCTTCAGTGAAATTAGATCCTAAAGAACTTATAACAGAATCTTCTTCTGTCTGCCCACCCTCTGAATCGGTAATTGTTAAAACTTGTTTCTGTGGGGTGTAATAAACAGCATCACCTGTGTAAAATCCATGATCTCTGCTTGGAGAAATATTGAAAGTTGATCCGTCAAAAGTTCCAGAAAAAACTACTGCATTATCAGTTACATTTAATGCCTGATTGCTATAGTATGGAATAGATGGTGATGAAATTAATAACTTTTCATTATCCCTATAGACATTCTGAACATTAGCATTTAGATCAGTTAGTTCGGGAAAAAATGGTGCATTAACTTTTAAAGGTTGTCTTGTTATTGTATATGTTTTTTCTAGAGATAAAACTCCCTGTCCTTTAACCAATATTACATATTCACCTAAAATGTCTACTACCTGAGATGATGACTCCTCCCCAGAATTTGATCTAAATGTTAGTTTATCACCAGTTCTAAAGACATGAGGATCAAAGACAGTGATAGAATAACGGTTATCTGAAGTATCTGATACTTCTATTTTTTTAACATGATATGTTGGACATATATTATATGTCCAATTATTTGAAATCTTATCATTATATTTTCCACCCAGGGTTTTAATTAAAATAGAATCATATGAATTAAATCCGTAAGATTCTTCTGGAATGGAAAGTTTTTCAAGAACAGAGGTTATTCTGACGCTAATTATCTCATTTGGGTTTTCAGTAGAAAACCCATAAGCATATGTGTTAATCCCGATAGGAGATTTATCAAGAATCAACCCTGTAACTGGAGAACAACCAAAGAATTGAGTTAATGACTTTGAGGTATAACTAACAACTCCCACAGTTCCATCGTTATAAACAACAGATAGTTCTCCGCTATTTGGAAACCTGACTGTTGAGTCTACATCTAATGTTACTGATCCTGAATAAGCATTTCCTACTAATCTTGAATATGGGTGAACAGTAAAATCGCCATAAATGGATCCACTTACGCTAATATCTCTGTTGTAGTTTGCATCAAAACTAAGTTTATAATAATTTGCTGTTGATAACCCAGTTTGAATCTTTTCAACTCTTCCTACAGGAGCATATGCTTTTTGAATATTTCCATATTCATTTTGAAAAAGAGTTGTATTAACTAATTCGTAAGGATCACCAGATATTGTTTCGACAATAATGTCCTTTGTTAATTGATATCTTGCATCAGATGGACGAATAAGTTTTTCTTTTGGTTTTACAACATCTACTTCTTCATTATAAAGTCCTTTGAAAAGAACTTTAAAAGAACTATCAGTTCCTCTACTTGAATAGAAATCTTTTAATTGCTTAATAAAAGTGGATTGATTAAGAGTTGAATAAAAATCCCTACCTTCAAATCCAGGAGCAATTTGTTTTTTAATCTTTTTAAAAAACTCTTTTAAAAATAGAGGACTTAAATTTTCTACAACTGTTCCCGATGTATGATCGTCTGAATTAGATTCTGAGAAAACAAGATCTTCTGGATTGTTCGGACTGCTAAAGGAAGTGATTCCACAAAACCCTCTAAAACAACCTGTAAAGGTTGCTTCAGTTTTTGCTGTGTACGTAATCAATTCTTCATCAATTCGAATCAATCCATAATTGTCAGGAAATCCATCAGTGTTATTGACTAAAATTTCAGTATCTGAGAATAAAATATCATTAATTAGAACAGCACTATTTGAATAATGCGTAAGAGCATCTAATTTATTGTATTCGACAAGGTTCTCAAGAATATCAATTGATCCTCCATAATACTCTTGAGATTTATAATATTCGGATAGAAATTCTAAAGATAATGGGGATTCTTCTTCAACATATGATGGAAGTTGATTCTTGACGATTATATTAAAGGGTACTCTTTTTTCTGACATTTTATGCTCTTACTAAAATCCCATTTTTGTAGCTTGATGATGTAATATATGTAGTTCCTGATGGATCAGATCCAGAAGATATTCTGTCTGGAATCATTTCAAATGTACTCATACTAATATCTAGTTGCAAATAAAGATCCTGTAATCCGATCACATCATTCGACTGAGGTACTGTGGAAATTTCTATTGTTGGTTGTCCATTTTTTTCAAGTGCAGAAATTATATTGATTGGATTTAAAGTAATAATCCCATTTACATAATCAATTCTTCCAACATTTCTTTGTAGAATTGATGGATCTGTTGCTGTTGGTATATCTAGTGTAAAAAAGAATATCGATCCCGTATTTTGATTAATATCTGGCAAATCGCCCAAATAAATTGTGGAATTAAATCCAGCAATTTTAAATCCAGTAGACTTAATATTGAACCCATTGGGATTTTTGACATAGAACCTATTACCAAATCCAATTTGATATTCTGCAAAGGTATTAAGAACAACTCTTAAGTCCCTTCTCATTTGGATCTTAGTGATGTTTGACGTGATTGAATCATGGCTGTCATCGATCGTTTTTAAGAACTTACTATACTTAAATCTTGCACCATATTTGTTTAATTCTGAAGATTCTGCATATGATGTCACATTATTCTGAATAACCGAAGAAACATAAGACGCACTTGGGGCAAGATTTGTATTATAATAAATTTGAGACTCCGCTTCAATGTAAAGATATTTGAGATCTAAAATTTCTGGAACAATTCCAGCTACGCTATATTTTTTTAAGTCCCTACGAATATTATCTTTTACGATATTTGGTAAAAAGTCTCCAGTTTTTGGTTTGATGCTAATAAAAACTTTTCCATACTGTGGAGGAACAACATCCTCTCCACCAAAAACAGAAATTGATTCTGTTTCTGGATAAATTTTAGCAGGTATTAAGGTTTCGTAGTCATTTGTCGTAACTGCTCTGTTTTGAGAAGAATAAATGCGTGGCGCGTACTTTTTAACTGACTCAACGCTTTCAATCATCTCACCACCTTTAGAAGCAATCTCTGTGGTAAGCAATGAAATTCCAGTTGAAACTACATATTCCTCTCCATTTCGTGTATATATCAGTCTGCCACTAAATGAAAACCTTTCAATTCCATTTGCACTATCACCATTTGTAACAAGGTAAGAAACTTGAACATAATTACCATCTTCAAGTTTCTTACCGAAGATATCATCTCCAAAAATTAATTCATATCTTTCGTCATCAACTTCTTGGAGGAAAAATACTTTTGAATTACTATTAATATCAAACAAACTATCTTGAAGACTGTATTTTATGGAAATATTTGAATTTTCACTACTTTTAACATTAACAACTATCTTATCAGAATCAACTCCTGAGTTATCTAAAATAAATCTCTGATTCGGTTGTCTAGAAGTGTATGTAAAGAACTGATCAATGACATTACCTTCATAAACCTGAATATTTGAGAATAATGCTGTGTTATCAATAACAGGAACTGTAATATCGTCTAAAATTGAAAACACAAATGATGAACTTCCAAATTGTGCTGAGGTTGACGCTACAATTCCTTTCTGTAAAGTTATAGTTGATGGAGTTGGGAATACATTACTTGTGTCTACAAAAAAAGTAACTGTTGCTGCCGCTGCTTTTTTTGAGCGAGGAACGTAACCAATGTTTCTTGCAAGAGAAACAACGTTTTCTCTCAGAGTTGCGCTGTCAATAAAGATTTCATTCGTCACCATATTAGCATTATATGACGTAATATACGTGTTATAAGCTAACAGATCTAGAATCGTTGAAAGGTTTGATCCTTCAAAGTCATAATCGGTAAAATTTGAGTTAGATTTTAAATAATCACGAAGCGTTGCCTTGATCTGATCAAAATCTAAACTAGTAAAATTTTGTAATGCCATTTATCTTGCTGAAAGAAGAGCGAACTCTA